TTATATATGATTGGAAATATTCTTTTGTTAGTATAAAATGGTTTTGGACAGCAATAACAAGATGTAGTAATTTTGAAAATATTTATATATATGATGGAATCGGTTGGTCATCACAATCAACTGATACTAGTAGTAATCCGATAGATAAATTAAATTGGACTTGTGTTTCAATGTCATCTGATGGTAGTAAAATTGTAGCTTGTGCATACAATGATTATATTTATTTATCATCTGATTATGGTTCTAATTGGAAACGCTTAACTCCGACAGGTAATCTATTGTGGAAATCCATTATTATGTCATCAAATGGCGCAATACTAGTTTCGGTAGAATATGGTGGCTATATTTATATTTCTACTGATTATGGTATATCGTGGACACAAACAAATGCATCATTTGGATATTGGAATTCTATTTCAATATCATTATCATTATCTGGATCAAAGATTGTTGTGAGTGGCAATGATGTAACGAATGGAACGTATATATATATTTCTTCTAATTATGGTATAAATTGGACTCGTCAAATCGGAGCTAATTCAAAATTATGGAATTCAGTTGCTATATCTAATAATGGATTATATATTGCATCTGTTGCAGTGAATGATTATATTAGTGTAGCATCATATACCGATTTGTTTATATTAAATTCCTATACAAATATCACAACTACTTTGAAAAATATTAATAATAAAAAATATTTGGTGCTACAATTTTATAGTAATAATACTATAACAATTAGACAAAATATAGACGCATCATATATAATAGTGGGAGGAGGTGCTGGTGGTATTATAAGTACTGCAAGTTATGGAGGAGGTGGGGGGGCAGGCGGCCAAGTTTTACAAGGTATAACAAAATTATCAAATGGGACGTCATATAATTTAGTTGTCGGTAATGGTGGTAATATTAATAATAATGGTTCAAGTTCATCATTTAATTCTAATGTTGCCTATGGGGGTACTAATGGTACCAATTATATCGGGGGTATTGGTATTAACGGTGGAGGAAATGGTGGTAATGGTTCATTTATAAATGTATCAAATTCTACTGTAACATATACAACTGGTTCTAATGGAATTATAATACCATTTTCATTAAATATAAATGGTCAAACCTATACACATTTGGCAAATGGTGGTAATGGTGCAGATAAAGGGTCTAGCGGCACTATATCTATCAATAATATTGGTAATGGTGGTGCTAGTTCAAGGATAGGGGGGTCTGGTATTATAGTTGTTTATTTTTCTATTTAGTTTTTCCGAGAGGAACACTTATGTTCAAAGGAGTTTCGAAGGAGTTTATATTATAATAATATAAACTGAGATTACAGTTATACATAATATTATAGACCCAAATATTTTACTATATATTGAAATATTATCATTTTCACTGTTATCATTTTCACTGTTATCATTTTCACTGTTATTATTTTCTCTGTTATTATTTTCTCTGTTATTATTTTCTCTGTTATTATTTTCTCTGTTATTATTTTCTCTGTTATTATTTTCTCTGTTATTATTTTCTCTATTATTATTTTCTGTATTGTTACTAGTTGCATTATATATATCTTCATCAAACTCAAATTGTGTTTCATATATCGCGCGTAATGTATTCATTTGACTATCATATTCAGTGTTCAAATGTATCAAATCTTTAAAACTTTTTGTTTTTTTTAAATTATTATATATAGGTTCTTTGTCATTTTTTTTATAATTTGAAAAATATGCCATATATTCCATATCTAATATTACAAACTGACCCCAATAACATTTTATGTAGCTCATTTTTGGTAATATTATTCTACTATAATTATGTATTATTTTTTATATATATTTATTTATTCATTTGATGTTTGTTTCTTTAAACTATATTTATTTTTCAATTTTTTATATATTTATAAATTTATAAAAAATGTTGAACACTTCTGTTCACTTCGCTCACAGCCGTGTTCCAGTCGCTCACCTCCGCTGACGCTACGGCTCGCTCCAAAACTCCTTCGGAAAACTTCGGCTTTTGCTGCGCTTAAGCCTCCGTTTTCCTCCATATTTTAGTTTATTTTGCGTCCATTTTTGTTAACATTTTCTTTGATTTTTTTGCAATTTTTCTGTATTTTCTTCCTTTGGTTCTATATTGACGTGATCTAATATATGCAGCTAATACACCACTTCTACTGACTTTACACGTGTTCTTTTTACATATAGGGAATGATATTTTTTTTCCTAAAAAACATTTTTTACCACATTTACGTAACATCACTGTTTTTTGATGATAACCTGGTTTTTCTAACTTCCATTTACGTGTTTTTGTTGTCATATGTTTATAAATTATGTTTATAAAATAAATATAAAATAAATATATAAGGTAATATGATTGAAAATGATGAAAATGTGGTAAATGGGGAAACTTCTTCAGTTAACGCTTCCGGAGTTCCATCGCTCCCCAGCGCCTTCGACTACGGGTCTCTCCAAACATCAGTTGAGATGATTGAATTAGATATAGAAAAGGGAGAAAAGGGAGAAAAGGGAGAAAAGGGAGAAAAGGGAGAAAAAGAAAGAGAAAGAAAAAATAACAATATGAATCTATTAAAAAATAGTTTTTATGCTATCAAATCAAACAAACAACAACCACATACACAACAATTACATCATAATACAAATAACAATATTGTGTTGCGCACTCGCAGTTTTAAAGATGGAAGTGTTGGTGATATAAACTATTTTGCTGAAAGCGCAAGTGATTTAAGTGATTCCTATTCTGAAGATTCTTGCGATGAGGGTGAAGACAATAATGGTAACATAACTGGTAACATAAATGGTAAAATGAAATGTAAATATAAAAAACTAAGTTATAAACAAGTGGAAACTAGTATTGATAAATATTATACGGATATTAATCACAAATATTCATCTGCTCTTGATATTTTGGCCAGTTATTTAAAGGGTCAAAAAATCATATACATGGAATCCAAATTTTATTCTGAAAACCAATTGAATAAATTGATGATGCCTGCTATTTTATTATCTACCGCCGCAACGGTATTGGCATCCATCGTTCAATATTATAGCTGGGGGTCTATTTTAATATCATCTGTGAATGCTGTTATTGCGTTTTTATTGGCTATGGTGAATTATTTTAAATTGGATGCAGCGTCCGAAGCGCATAAAATTTCATCACATCAATATGATAAACTTCAATCTTGTGTCGAATTTACATCTGGTTCTATATTATTATTTCGTGACTTTACTATTGAAAAGTCTGTGAATCAATCGGTTGGTTCTGGTTCTACTTCTATTGCTGACCGTAAATTAGAAGCCGTGTTAAAAATTAATGCGTGTAAGAAGGAACTTGAAACAGAAATGATTAAAAAATTGTCTGATGTGGAGAAAAAAATTGGAGAAATTAAAGAGACGAATCAGTTTTTGATTCCACACGTTATTCGTATGCGTTATCCAATTATTTATAATACCAATATTTTCTCTATTATTAAAAAAATAGATGACTATCGTAAAAAAACGATTACTAATTTGAAAAATGTGAAAAATGAAATTCGGCATATTAATGCTGTGTCTGAAACTCATTCAACTAATGCGAATGTTTTCTTACAAAACAGTGATTTCAACAATGAATCGAAAAAACATTTGGTTAAATTGTTTAATCTTAAAAAAGAACTCGTGAATGAGGTCTTGCTTTTAAAGTCCGCGTTTTCTGTCATTGACCAAATGTTTATTCAAGAAATATCTAATGCCGAAATTTTAAAGGCACGATGGTTTTGGGACGGTTTTTTTCATTATGATGTATTAGTTAGTCCTACAAATTTGAATCCTTTTATTAAAAATTTGATGGATCCTTTTAAGGGTTGACGGGTTTTAGGTTTTATATGTATTGAAAATATATATAAAAAATCCTGTTTGCTGGATTTGAACCAGCGACCATTTGATATCCAGAAAATAGAATCCTTCGAATACAACTCCTTCGACTACGTCTACAGAGTTCCCTCAGAAAACTTCGGCTTCAAGTAGCTCACCGTACGATGAGCTTCAAACTACTACAGTCAAATGCTCTACCAACTGAGCTAAAACAGGGTCCACCCCATTAAATATTACTGTGGTTTCTTTAAATTGTTTTATCGTTATATATTATTATTTTCTCCTTTTTTGTATTGTTCTTCTTTTTTTTTGCGTTGTTCTTCTTTTTTTTTGCGTCTTTCTTCTTCTTCTTCTTCTTCTTCTTTGTGTTTTTATCTTTCCTCCCTCTTGTCTCAATATATCTATCATAACTTGATTTTTACAATATATGGCAAAATCTATTGGTTTATGATTTTTTATATTTTTAGCAACTAATGCGTCTGGAATATTTTCTCTTATATAATTCATCACAGTTGGATGATCTTGTAAATACTTCGAAAAATTTTCTATATACCCCTTGTATCCGGAATATAACCACGGTAATGTTATACAACCAACTTCTGGATTTTGTGGTGTTTTTTCACCCATTGCTAACATATGAAAAATATTTCCCTCACCTGGTAATAAAGATGATTTTGCCTTCAATAATGATTTATTATTTTCTAAATAATTTATGAATTTTTGTTCACTATCTGGTTCCTTCATTATTTTGAATAAATCGCCAATTTTTGATATATCGCGCAACCCTAATGATGGTTCGGTCATTTATTTATATATTTATTATTTTTTATTTTTTATTTTTTACTTTTTACTTTTTACTTTTTACTTTTTACTTTTTTATTTTTTATTTTTATTTTAAAAATTGAAACTGATATTATGTGTTTTTATATAGCAAAGAAGAAGATACAAAAGAAGCAATATGACTTTTAATTTATTAACAGAGAAACATAATTTATCTTATGGTGATACTATTACAGTATATGAACGAAATGATAATGATAGGAAATTTTCATATACTGGAACTGTTAGTCATATTATAAATAAATGGTTGAATGAAGACGACCCGAATTCATATTACGTGGATTATATATATATTACATTTTCAACAAACGTATATAATCATTTATTACAGACTGGTTCTGCTATTTACTATAAAGGTAAACCACATATTGTCGGCGAAGTGATTAGAAATAAAAAAACGAATGATATAGAAATTTTGTTTATTCAATATCGTGGGCGACCAGAAGAAACTGAAATTGAATTGAAAGATGTAAACTCTATGCTTATATGGAGAGGTGATTATGAAATTGTAAAATATATGTGATATGATCTTCCGTTGGATAATATATATTTATTTTCAAACTCCTTCGACTAACGTCTACGGAGTTCCCTCGCTCACCAGCGCCTTCGGCTACGGCTCGCTCCAGAGTCTGGAGGAAAACGGAGGCGTAAGCGCAGCAAAAGCCGAAGTTTTCCGAGGGAACTCCGTAGACGTAGTCGAAGGAGTTTGAACCTTTTTTTGATAATATTATATTGGAGCGAGCCGTAGCCGAAGGCGCCGGTGAGCGAGGGAACTCCGTAGGCGGTAGCCGAAGGAGTTTAGTTGATTCGCTTGTTTTTCAAAATATCGAAAACGAAGACTTACATAAAATACTGTGTTATGTTATTGCTGCGGCTGCTACGGTTATTGATTCTCAAGATGAGTTTGCCGAAGAAGATAGAATTAAAATAAGTGATAGATTATTGTCGTATAAAAAATAAACAGGGTTATTTTGTTTTTATTTTGGTTTTTATTTTGGTTTTTATTTTTTATTTTGGTTTTATTTTGGTTTTATTTTTTGGTTTTTTATTTTGGTTTTATTTTTTGGTTTTTTATTTTGGTTTTTTATTTTGGTTTTATTTTTTGGAGCGACATTTTAAGCAATTAGAATCCTGTGCGCTTTATTACAAAGCACAACCGTTTTTATTAAATGAATAGCTTCCTTCGGACAATGAATTTTATATTTTTGTAGCATACTTAAAATATACTCTTTCCGCTTTAAATGAGTGGTTGGAACAAGAAAATTCGGAGAAACAATCAACCATTCCGCTTCTTCTGCTGACATCTCCGCTAAATAGTTGGGTCGTTTATGCATACATAATATTAACTTCCTTGTATCGGAGGCCGATAATTTGTTGAGTCGGAGCATCAACGGATATTTCGTTTCTAAAAGTTCAATACGAGTTTCGTATGTGAAGAACGATTTGATGACAAATAGTATATCCTCGGGTAACTTGAGTAACCGCGCTGAGCTAATTCGTTTATCTGCGTCTACGGAAACAACACAGCGATTTACGGCTTCCAACTGAGCCAATTCTTCCGCCTTTTTTTTAGCTACAAGTTTGGCTTCTTTTATGAGGCGTTTCCCTTCAGGTAAAAGACATTTTAGTTTGTCAATTTCATTGGTAAGATCCTTACATTTTAGAATGGCTTTTGATTTTATTTTAGATTGTTTTGTAATACAATGGACATTAGCAGAAATTTGAACACAATTATATCCCAAAAACTGATCAAGCGATTTGAAACCGCTACATCCGGTAAGCAACTGGACTCCAAGAGGGGTAGCCAAAGGATTTCGTTTGGCTTCATTTTGTTGTATGACTTTGTAATTCGGATGCTTTGTATACCATTCAATAATTTGTAAAGCTTGTGACAATGTGCTTGACGCATTTGAATAAATTATTTCTGTTTGTTTTAATTTTTCTAGTAGTATTTCATATTTTATTTGACGCTGATTTGCTAAAAACTCGGCTCTATTTACGATTGGTGCTAATTCTGACATGTTAAATTGATTTATTATTGGGGTTATGATGCGTATATCATATACTTGTTAAAGCATTTCAATTTTTTTTATATTGGATGAAAAAAAAATAATTATTTTTATTTTTTTTTGTTACGATTTTCGCTACGCGCCTGCTGAAGCGATCCGTAGCGCTAGCGAAGGTAAGCGACTTAACTCCGTAACGTCAGTGAAGGAGTTTGACTTCGTTATGTTGATCCATTCAACTTTATTCATCAATATATTTATCGGTTATTTCATTATGTAATTCTACTGATTTGAATTCCAAACTACACATTTTTGTGCGACACAATGCGCATTTTGGTTCTTCTGTATGTTGTTGATTTAGACTTTTGAAATATCCTTGTAAACACGGACTGCAATATGTATGCCGACAGTTGGTGGTTATTGTATTTATACATTTTATATCGTGACTTAAACAAATTGGACATTCTGTTTTTTTTTCTTGTAATTCTTCTGCGGTTTCTGTACAAAGCATCATTGTTTCTATATTAAATCTTCTTTGCGGAGGTCTCAAATAATATAATATATTACCCATTCTGTATTCATATCCTTTTACTGTTTCAACAAATACACGTGCAAGATACATAAATATTTCATCTGGTATTGCGTCTAACATATTTATAGTTATTATCTTAGGTAATTGGATTTCTAAATAATTTGTAGCCATTTCTATAAGAAAGCTATCTTTATTATCTTCGATTTTATTGAAACATTTGAGTTTGTATCCGAGAATACGTAATTCTTGTGTTGTATATTCGAGCATTAACCATCTCATCATAAAAGTCATTCTTTCATAATTAATTGTGGTAACATATATGCTGAAAATGGTTGCGTTTATTGCTTTATTATATAAGATATTGATATTTGGGTCAATACAATGATTGATTGTATGTCCTGGATTTTTACAATAGGAACAACTCCGAATCCTATGGATATTAACTTCGGATACGAAACTCATTCGACTACGTCTATGGAAACTTCGGCTATTAACTCCGGAGTTCTCTCGCTCCAATGTTGTTTGCATTTTATATTATATATTATATCTTATATCTTATATATTTGTTATCTATATGTGTTGTAAATTATTATTTTAATTAAAAAAGCATATCAATTTTTTTATTTTATTTGGAGTTTCATCGCTTTTTGGAAGAAAACGCATTTTGCTGCAATGAAGGCTCCAACTCCTTTGGAGCGAGCCGTAGCCGAAGGCGCCGGTGAGCGAGGGAACTCCGTAGGCGGTAGCCGAAGGAGTTCGACTACGCCTACGGAGTTCCCTCGGAAAACTTCGGCGAAAAAAAATTGAATTGCTTTTACAAATTTAATGATATGTAATCTTTATTCAATCTACTAAGTTTTAAAAATGTCTACCAATTCAGAACCCACTTCCAACCAAGCCGTTGTTGATGTATCAATGCTTCCTAAGAATTTTCCCAGTTTGTGTATTCCGCGTATGTTCCCCAATATTACGAAGGAACGCGTTTTGCAAGTGTTTGGGGATCTTGATATCTGTGATATTGATCACGTTGATATGATTCAAAAAACTAGCCCTACTGGTGAAAAATTTCAACGGGTATTTATTCATATGTTGCAATGGAAAATTAACCCACAAGCAGTTCGAGCCCGCGCACGTGTCTTAGAAGGAAAAGAAATTAAAATTATTTATGATGACCCTTGGTTCTGGAAAGTTTCAGCGAATCGTTCATCACCTAATCAAAATACTGCGGTTGTTTCGAATATTCGCAATTTACCTCAAAAAGCGCGTGTATTTATGGATCTTGATTGTGATAATGTTGTAAATAATAATAATAATAATAATAATAATATGATGAATACTAATGTGCAAAAAAATACTCATAAATATAACCATAAAATTATGAAAAATACTCCTACTAATTCAACTCCTTCGGCTACTGCCTCCGTTTCCCTCCAAAATACCAATAAATATAATACAAATAATACAAATAATAACCAAAATCGTGGAAAATATACAAAGATTCTGACAAAAAATGCTGCGCCTACAGTCCTTACTCTTACTATTCCAACTCCTTCGGCTGTTATAGATATGGAGCGAGCCGTAGCGTCAGTGAATGTGAACAGAAGTGTTCCGACTGTATTCGAACCTTCCTCTCCAACTAGCCCACCCCCCAACGTGGCTGTTAAAATGGAATTGGAGAAGTTAGTTTTAGTTAAGAGACGTCCTCGAACTCCTTCGACTACGTCTACGGAGTTCCCTCGGAAAACTTCGGCTTTTGCTGCGCTTAACGCCTCCGTTTTCCTCCAAGTTGTTAAAGAAGAAAAAAAAGAAAAGGATGAAGGGGAAGTTTTGAATTCAACCTAAACAAAAAACAAAAAAACAAAAATATAAAAAACAGAAATATAAAAAACAAAAATATAAAAAACAAAAAATATAAAAAACAAAAAAAATAGGTTTATATAACCACCTTTTTTTGTTTTTTGATTTTATATGAACTCATCCACTTTTAAATACATTCGACTATTAACTCCGGAGTTCCCTCGCTTTTCGCGGTCGCTCCAAATTGTAAAACAATCTGATAATTATTATCGACTATGTTTTTTACAAAAAAATGAACTATTTTTAAAATCTATTGTTGTTCCGATGCTTCTAGACGGAGCTTTTATGAATGAATCATTTAATACGATTGATTTTTATGCGCATTCTGTGAAACCACTTTCTTTATATTTACAAACTAAAACTCCTTCGACTAACGTCTCCGGAGTTCCCTCGCTTTTCGCTTCGCTTACAACCGGCGCCTTCGGCTACGGCTCGCTCCAAATGCCATATAATTCAGTCATTCACTTACTATGGTATTTATCAAAACAACACGAATTTCTGAAGAAAAATGGTTATGGTTTTTATTGTTTACAAATAAACGATATATTAGTAATCGATGATTGTAAATTTATTTGCGTGAATCCGGAAATTGTAAAACAAATTAAAAATGATTCGATTACATTTTATTCACCGTTTCTTCGTAATGGATTTATATCTCCTGAAATTTTAAATATTGAATGTATTCCCGCTTCGATTTCTTATCGATGTTTTTATTATAGTTTAGGGGCTTTAGCTGTTTATTGTTATTTTGGAATAAATATTTGTGAGGTTGGAACGAATTGTGATGATTTAGATGATACACATTTGGTTTATTCTAAAATAATGGATATTTTGTCACCTATTTCCGACTCTAAATTATATTGGTGCTTATTGAAATGTCTATGCGTAGATTCTAATAAACGTTCTTTGTTATTTGTATAGGATTTTTTGATTTTTTATTATCTCCTATTATGATATAATATAATATATTTATGTCAATACAAGCATTAAAAAGAAAAGCTGTTATTAATTTTGGTTCTAATAGATCAGGTAAACCTCCTGGAGGAGTTTGGTTAACTCAAGGACCTTTTGGAAAAAATGATGGTACTCTTTCATATACAATGTCTGCGCCCGGAGCAGTAGGATTTTCATTAAACGGTGGGAGTCGAAATGTTGGTTACGTTGGCCAAAGTATGGCAATGTCTAAAAACGGAACACCATATTATGGTCAATTTGCGCGTGGCTCTGGTGGTATTCGTGGTCGATATCCTACACCCGAACCTTTATTGAATTCTCCAATTGTTAGAGGAATTACTTCGGGTGAACAATATAAATATATTAAGCCTTCTGTTCTCTCTACACGGGGAATGTTGGAGAAGAAATATATGTGGATTCACAATGGTCAGTATCCAAATTATTGGGTGCAGCCTGTTTATGGGAATAGTAATCTTTCTGATAACGCAAGTCAATGGTTATATATACAAACAAAGGCCGCAGCAAATGTGTGCGTGAATGATACTAATACCCCGGATAAATATATTGGTTATAGAGTAAGAGGTGGAGCAAACGGATGCTCTACTACATCGGCGAAATATGTTTATAAAATACAGGAATCGAATGCTGGATATACCAAGATGTTGAATATACCACAAACGGCTAGTCAATACACTTTACAAGTACAAAGAAAATGTGCTAACCCAGTTGGTGCGTTAAAACCGTTTCCTTTTGCCGTGAATGGAGGTTCGGGTAATGCGAGTGGAAATTATGCTCCTCCTGCAGTTCAACAAATTTATTACAATTCGCCTCCTGAATGGTACTTGAAATAGAAAACTTCGGCTTTTGCTGCACTTAAGCCTCAGTTTTCTTCCAGAGTTGTATTATATTATTGTATAAAATGATATAAATATATTTTGATTTATTTATTTATAGATAGATAGATAGATAGATAAATAGATAATGATGACTGAAAATGTATACGAAAATGTATACGAAAATGTAATAGTTGACAAAGATTCTATTCATTCATTGATGTTCGATAAGAATGATAAAGTGATGGAGTTAAATATGTTTATTGATTCGATTGAATTGAGAGACCGATATCAGATTTCCGGGGAAAAACATAATTCTAATATGGTATTAAATAAATTTCCTGATGCCGGATTTGATTTATTTGTTCCTAGAAATTATACGTGTCTTGAAAATATCGTCACTAAAATTAATTTTGAAGTGAAATGTTCCGCTCGTATATTGTGTGAAAATGGTCGAAAATATAATACAGGATTTTACATGTACCCTAGGTCTAGTTTATCAAATACCAAATTGAGACTAGCAAATAGTGTAGGAATTATCGATAGTGGCTATCGCGGTGCTCTAATTGGCGCGTTTGACTGTTGTACACCTAATGAAGAATATAATGTTTTGACATATGATAAATTGGTGCAAATTTGTGCGCCCGGATTGATTCCTATTTATGTAAGAATTGTAGAAAGTGAAGCTGAATTGGGTATCACTACTTTACGGGGTGATAATGGGTTTGGTTCAGAACACTTCTGTTCACTTCGCTCACATCCGTGTTCCAGTCGCTCACCTTCGCCTAACGGCTATGACTCGCTCCATACTGGTAAGTAATGTATTGTATCGTATCGTATCGTATCGTATTATATTGTGCATTTTATAAACTATAAAATATAAATATATATTATAGCTTATAGTTTATGAAAAATAGTAGTAGCAGTAATAGTAATAGTAATAATGTGTTAAATTCATATATTTCGAAAAATAATTCATTGTTTATAAGTATCATATTTATATTTACTCTTTTTGGGGTTATTATGTTCTTAAATCCAAAGGTGATTGTTTTTATGTTTGATACATTTTTAGGAAACTTATTGTTGATTTTATGTGTTATTGGAGTTGGCGTGGTTGATATTAAATACGCTATTGGAATGGCGTCTATTTTTATTATTTTGTACCAGGCGTTTCATATTGCGAGTTCTTCTTCCAAAACACACGAAGGATTTACAATTGATTTTGTAGGAGGAGGAGGAGGATGGAGTGATAAATTGAAGGCGGATTTTATACAATTTCAAAAAACGACTAATCCAAATGTTGTATTTGACATGAATATTATTCCAAAACAAGCTACGGCTAATGAGGCTCAAAATTTGTTAAAAACCGGACATTGGCAATGGTCTCCTGAGGTTAAACAATTATATTTGGATGCTATTTCACAAAATACTATAATTAGTGTCGAACCGGTCGGTTCGATGGATAAGGCACAAACTATTTATAATGAAACCGCGATTAAAGAGCTTCTCTCTTGGAACGCAAAAGAAGGTGTTTTTTTATTGAATGGGGCTATTATCGGACACAATGCGGATATGCCTGCAGATGTGAATAATATTGTTAGATGTGGGACTAACAAGTCATCGGGAGATATTACTATGGAAAAAATTGAATATACTGGTTATAATTCTGTTTCTGGTGGAATGAAGTCAATTGTTACTCCTGTAAGTAATTCTGAATTGCCTAAGGTTGTTAATGGTTTCAAATTCTTAAAGGGGGATTGTAATCCTTGTGTAGCATTACAAGATCCTCCTGATTATTCGTGTCCTTTTTCTATTAATACTGGTAATGGGTATAATGTGAGCTCTATTTGGGATATGTTGTGGAAAAAAACAGGAGATGGTAAATATGGTGTGTCTACTGATGCTGCTATTAATACTGGAACTGCTAATTCTGGAACTGCCAAGACTGGGTCGTCTAATTCAGGTGGTGCAAATACCGACTCATATCCTCAAGTTGTGAATTCATATGGGGTGTTTTTAGATAAAAGTAAGTTTCCTTTGATAAATGAATTAAAAGATGAAATTATGCTTGGTTCTAAATTTGTAAATGTTAACTGGAAACAATTAAGCGAAAGTGTCTCTATTAAACCGCCGGATTCTGGTTCTCCTTCTCCTTCTCCTTCTTCTGGTTCTCCTTCTCCTGTGACTGGATCTAATGTTCCCGGAATTATTTCAAATAAATCGTTGTTTGAAGACAAAAATCCTTACGGAACTAGACCTACAAATATGTATTAATATGTTAAAATAGTTTAAAGAAATCGTATCTAGATATAGTGTAGTGGGTCAAACTCATTCGACTATAACTACAGAGTTCCCTCAGAAAACTTCGTATGTTAACTCCGTTTTCTTCCAGTATCATACAGCAAACTTTTAATACGTTATTTTTAATAACAACAAACTCTTTCGACTACGTCTACTGAGTTCCCTCGAAAAACTTCGGCTTCAGCTTTTGCTGCGCTTAAGGCTACGTTTTTCTCCAAAATGATACTAGCAAAAAAGCTCATGTAGCTCAGTTGGTTAGAGCATCGGTCTTATGAGCCGAAGGTCTGCGGTTCGAGCCCGCACCTGAGCATTTTTTATATTATAATATAATTATTAGAATACTAATGTTAGAATTCTAATAATATGGGGTTTACTCGGATATAATCATTGGACTATCGTCTACGAGTCGCTCCACATATTGTACTATTTGTTGCTGTTGTATATTTGATAATTTTTCTACCGAATTAAATAATAAATACCACGGCTTTGGACTGTTCTTTAAATATTGGTTTTCACATTGACGTACATCACATATTATTCCGTTAGGTGGTATTTGTGGATCTATATATATTATTGTATTATCAGCCAATTTTGCAATTAAAAAAACATGACCTTTATATCCACCTAAAACAGCAAATCCAGGATGTAACAACGTATGAATCCAACTAGCAAATTCATCATAATTATTTGTAGGTTTAAAATCGAAGTTATTTCCTAAAATATATATAAAAATAATTTCTATTTGACTTTTTGAAAACCCTGATTGCCCAGCACTGCTAATTCTCATTAAATTTGCGCTTTTTACATCTAATATACCAAATAATTCTAAAGCATTTATAAAACAATCATTTGGAGATTGAAAATGACGACCAAATTTAGTTATAGATTCATTTGTCATTTTAAATTGGGATAAGCTGGTACATTGAGGAAATCCTCGCTCTTCACCAATACCACCTTTATATATTTTGGCATAAGCCGGTTGTCTATGACTTCTTATTCGTTTATGTGACGCATTTTTTTTTGAATGTTTTTTATGTGTTTTTTTTTTAAATCTACGTATAGTTGTCATTTATATAGTAAATATATATATTATTTATTCATAATATTATTGTAATCTTTTGGTTTAATATTTTTAAATTATAACTCCTTCGACAGTCGTCTCTGGAGTTCCATCGTTTTTCACTGCGCTTACAACCGTCGCCTTCGGATCGCTTCAAAAAGGAGGATAAATAGGAATATATTCTTTTCCACAAATATTTTCTTTCCAAAATATATCATTATCATCTGTCCATTTATTACTTTTACATAAATTATCAATCTTTAATAACGGTTGAAAATTAGTATAGTGACAACATTTCATAAATTCTTCTTTATTTTTTAAATCAAATTTACTAATCGGTTTTATATGGTCATAATGAATATTATCATTTGTCATACCATCCACCATTTTTGTTTTTATATAATTTTCAAAATATATAATAGAACAACCTAGATACTCAATAGTACGTTTTTCTTTTGTCATTATAGATAATTTTAATACACGATGTATATTACTACGTTGAATATTTATTAAATAATGTAAAGGAAAACATATTTTACAAAATGTTTTTTGTTTTTTATGTATACATATATCAATTCCACCACAAACAATACATCTTGATTTTCTTCTATTATGTTCACAAAAATAAGTTTTACTACAAATACTACAACGAGATTTTAATTTTTTATGTTCACATATATATGAACCCATACAATCAACACATCGATTTTTTATTTTTTTATGTTCACATATAGATGGACCATCACAATCTATACATTCATTTTTATATTTTAAATGAATACATAATATGGAACTATTACAAACCGTACATCGACTCTTTTTCTTATTATGTTCACAAATAGAAGTTCCCTTACATTCTTTACATTCTGATCTAATTCTATTATGTTGACAAATAGATGTCCCTTTACACTCTTTACACGTATATTTTTGTCTATTGTGAACACAAAAAGAACTACCACCACAATCTCTACATTGACATTTTCGTCTTCCGTGTTCACATAGTTTTTTCATACTATATTTACTTGAATTATAATATTTATATATTTATTCATAATATTATTTAAAAGGATTTTTCTATATATATTTGGGTGGGGTGGTAAAATAGTTCATATGATGAAAGCAAGAATGGGTGAGTGGTCAAAATCGACAGACTTAAGACCTGTTACGTAAAGTGCGTGGGTTCGAATCCCACTTCTTGCATTTTAACCTTTAGGGTGACATTATTATATGATGAAAAATAATAAAAAAAATATAAATTATAAAATAATAATAAAAATTAGAAAAAGGAAAGGAGGATCTAGAATTGTGTATAGTTGATCCATTACAGCATTTAAAATCAAATTGGAGGAAAACGGAGGCGTAAGCGTAGCAAAAGCCGAAGTTTTCCGAGGGAACTCCGTAGACGTAGTCGAAGGAGTTTGGAGGAAAACATAATTATAGCCGAAGTTTTCTGATTATATGGGACGTGGATTAAATTAAAAGCTAAGAAGAAGTTTGTAACGATAATGGTCTTATAGTGTAGCGGTTAGCACTGCAGACTTTGAATCTGCAAACCTGGGTTCAAATCCCAGTAAGACCTATATAATGCTTTTGTAGCTCAGTTGGTAGTAGCAACGCGCTGTTAACGCGTAGGTCGCAGGTTCGAGTCCTGTCAAAAGCGATATTGGATTCATCCATATTTTATATTTTTTCAATATAAAATATTAAAATACTAACTCCTTCGACTACGTCTACGGAGTTCCCTCGGAAAACTTCGGCTTTTGCTACGCTTACGCCTCCGTTTTCCTCCAAACTCCTTCGGCTACCGCCTACGGAGTTCCCTCGCTCACCGGCGCATTCGGCTACGGCTCGCTCCAATATATATTTTTTAATTATAGTAAAAATTATATACTTTATATTCATTTTGGAGGCGAGCGACTGGAACACGGATGTAATCGAAGTGAACAGAAGTGTTCGATTAGCACCTACATTTTAAGCAGTCTTTTGGAATTTTTTCACACATTCCCAAATTTTGGCTGACTCATCAATAGAAAATACTCCACGTCTTTGTGCCAAATTCAAAAATGAAACTATTACGTTGAGTGCAACATTTTCATTTACGATTTCCACATCGATAAGTTTAATCTCCTTTTTAACTTCAGGGGCTTGGGGTTCGGGTGCTTGGGGTTCGGGTTCTTGCGTTTCAGGTTCTTGCGTTTGCTCTTCAACTACAGTCATATTAATATTCTCCATATTATATATTAATTCATTCATTATTTTTAAATTGATTTACTCCATAAAATATAATTTATAATTTATATATAATATATAATATAATATCCATATATGAATTTATACAATATAATATGGTTTTTAATTGCTGCGATATCTGCCGCATTACCAATCCCTCTCATTAAAGAATACACTTTATCAAACAATTTTATATGGATTATTTTATCTATTATTATTTATTGTATATTAGTTTTATCATATTCTATCGTGTTGGTTGATAAAAATATAATCATTGTTTACCCCATTTTAAAGGTTCTATCTGCAATGATAGTTGTATTATCTGGTGTAGTATTTTTTAATAATAAATTAGATTTTGAATCTATTATCGGTATATTATTAGGTATAATTACTATCTATATTTTATCGGGTAAAATGAATGAAAAAAAATAATAATAATGAGGGGTATAAAAAATAAAATCATTTAAAATCATTTAAAGTCTATTCAATATAAAATATATATAATAAAAATGTACTCACAAGATGCTATGCTCGAAACACATCAACAACAAAAACAACATAATGATTTATCTAATGTTGTATTAACTATTTTACAAGAGCAATTCATCAAATATAAATGGATAATAAATACGAGTCGTCCACTACATATCGTATATAAAAAACCTGATAATGATTATATTTTTTTTGAATGGAATCAAGAAAATACTAATAATATATATGTAAGTGTGCCTATTATTAATTGTAATTATCAATACGTAACACATTTTAAAGATTATTTTTTGGCGTGTGAATATATTAAAAATCGGTTGGATGATTATGAAAAATAATGTGGTGTTTGGAGGAAAACGGAGGCGTTAGCCGAAGTTTTCCGAGGGAACTCCGTAGACGTAGTCGAAGGAGTTCGAGGGAACTCCGTAGACGTAGTCGAAGGAGTTTGGAGGAAACTCCTTCGGAACACTTCTGTTCACTTCGCTCACAGCCGTGTTCCAGTCGCTCACCTCCGCTGCCGCTACGGCTCGCTCCAACTATAACTACGGTTTAATTTTAAAAAAATTGATTTATTTAAAATTATACGTTAAGTAACATAAATAATCTTACGGAGAATATGAACTCGAATACGAATACGAATACGAATACGAATACCTGGAATATTAATAATATAATACAGCACGTCGCAGTTAATGTCCATACTGTTGTTATACCACCAAAATTAACGTTGGTGAATCCTAATCCGGATCCTAATCCGAATCCCGACTTTATTACGGTGCCATATAATTTCAAACTTTTTGATAATCCAAAACTCACATTTGCTACTTTAAATATTGTTATTGCTGACACACCAATGATAAATCACGAACAGATAATAGAGTTTAATATTGATATGTCTGGATCAATGGGAGATTCATGTAAGGATGGCAAATCAAAAATGTTACATGCTGTACATACATTAAAAAATATAGTAAAGGTTTTATCAGAATCGAATAATTCGTCCGGTTCAAATGTATCACTTGCTATATACGGTTTTGATAACTGTGTGGATGAAATAATTCCATTGACAAAAATAACACTTGCAAATATCAACGAAATGCGGGGTTTTTTGGATAATAAATTACAGCCAAGAAATGGTACTAATATTCATTTGGCTTTACAAAAATCAAATCAACGTTTGACTGCGCGAAATATTTTGAATCCTGGTCTATTACAAACACATATTTTAATGACAGACGGACAAACGAATGAAGGAATTACTGATTACAATATTATTGCGGATGAAATTAATGAAAATAGTACACATATTTTGATTGGATTTGGATCAGATCATGACGCTATCAATTTACAAAAATTGGCAGTTAATCAAAAGGGAAAAAACAATGGGAAGGGCTCATCTTATTATTATATTGACGCTATTGAAAATGCTGGGTTTGCATTAGGTGAAATTATTCACAGCATTTTATATCCTGCTTTAACTTGTGTAAATATACTGGTTGAAAATGGTGAAATTTACGATTATGTTACTAATACTTGGTCCAATAAATTATCTATCCCAACTATGTTGAGTGAGTCCAATAAAACATTTCATCTTCGCAGTGAAACACCTGAACAAATCAGTGTAAATATTTCTGCTATTAATTCATTCACTGGTGAACAAATATTGAGTGAGGATAATACTCCTGTTCCCGATTTATTAAATTTGGATGGAGTGCGCCAATATGTAGATCTTACTAAATATATGCATAGACAACATTCACAAGAATTGGTATTTTTAGCACACCAACACACATTAGGAATTAGTTTACTATCATCAAATCCTTCAGCTACTGCCTACGGCTTCGGCTCGCTCCAAACTCCTTCGGCTAACGCCTCCGTTTTCCTCCAAAAGTGCGATGGTATAAAAAAAAATATGAAATCTTATCTTCAATTCTTAAAAACTTTTATGAGTAAAAATAATTTAAAAGAGGATGATTTCTATAATACGATATATAATGATATTTCTATCACACTACAGACTTTTGGTAGAGAAAAGGCAGCAATGTATTCTGGTGCAAGATGTCATTCCCAGGGACGTCAAACGTCTTATAATGTAAGTCAAATTGATGATGATGATAATGATAATGATAATGATAATGATAATGAATATGAGAATCGGAATATACCATATTTAATGACGCCAAAAAAACCTTGTAGACTTACTAGACAAACTCCTTCGGAAAACTTCTGTTCACTTCGAACTCCTTCGACTAACGTCTCCGGAGTTCCCTCGCTTCAAACTCATAATCCTTCGGCTAATGATGATGAAAATTTATATAAATATGTAAAACCACTTGTTTTAAGTCGAACAAATACTACTGGAAAACAATTTTCGCTTATGCGTGACATTACTGATGACCAAAATATTTCTGAATTTGGAGCGAGTCGTAGCGTCAGCGGATGTGAGCGAAGTGAACAGAAGTGTTCCGAGGGAACTCCATAGACGTAGTCGAAGGAGTTTGGAGCGAGGGAACTCTGGAGTTACTACGGATTACCATCGGAGTTTGGTAAATAATAAGGATGGTGAGCACTTATTTCTATTTTTTTTATTTGAACCTGTTGTCTTTGTTGTTGTTGTTGTTGTTGTTGTTGTTGTTGTTGTTGTATTTGTGCACGGAATTGTTTTCTACATTTTAAACATTGTCTAAATGACCCACCATCATTCATTAATGATATTGATTCTTGATTACTACAATAAATACATGTCTGCGAATATTTTGGTAATTGAAATTGACTGTTTGTTAATGGAGTTGAATAATCAAATGCTTTTTCTACTGGCGTCATATTCATTATTACTATGATATATGATATATTTTTTATTTTTTATTATATAATATTGTATTATTGTATTATTGTATTATTGTATAATATAATAAAAAATATAAATGGTTGTTCGTTTTAATTTAAGTGCTGTTGATGGATTTATGTCATTTATAAACTACCAAAATGAAGGTAGTTTAACAACTAATGAATTGATTAAGGGGATAAATGATTTAATACATAATTTTTCAACTGATGCAAAAATTGATCCACTTCCAGATATTACCCCAAATGAATTAGTTGGTTATGATACAAATGGTAATGGACTTGAACCATTTGATAATTTAAGAATACAACGTATTTTAGAAAATATATTTACAGGATTTGAAAATATATGTGTACAATTTCATTTGCAAGTTCCTATCAATTCGAGATATTTTGAATCTATGTTTTATTATACGTTTGATAGCCCATATAAGATAAAACCAATTCATATTTTAGAAGATGTGGGTATAGATGTTCTTAGTGGTAGTTCTAATGAAATAAGAATTGCCGAATTTCTTATGGAACCAGATAACATAGATAATTCTATTGTATTTCGCGTTATTGATGACAGTAATCGATATGCACCACCTATAATTAACATATATTTATTTAATAAAGCGAATTTTACATTAATTCCACGTACAGATGCGACACAAGAAACTATTCCATCTCAATTACTTACAACCAGTCTTGAATACGCGTGCAAAGAAGCAAGCAATTTGCCAGGTTCAATTACAAAACCACTTGAACCATTTTACAATTTTGGCACTATATTGAATCGCAGATTTCTTATATATAAATCGAATTTGGATGAACTTATTACTAAGAATGGAGATATTTTTATTGATATTTTACACCCTTGGTAATTTAAAACGCCGTTTTCACGACATTAAAAAAAATCAAGTTAGTAATGGCGAATCGCACGCCTTTGCACGCTTATCACTCTTGC